ACTCCCGTTTTTGTTAATGATAATGTAATAAATTCTAGAGATATTGACCTTACTGTTCCCTTTACTGCATTCGAGGAAAATGAAGAAATAGTCGGGGGAAAACCAACAGATATTTTTAAACCTTATGAAGATAGAACTTATAAAGATGGTAATCTTACTACTTCAACATTAAGAATTGGGTTTGGTAGTGAAACTATTACTAGAGGAGGAGGATTTAAAAAGGTTGCAAAAGGTGATCTGATAACAAAAAAGGAAGCTTATGCTGATCTTGAAAGATTATTAAAAAATGTAACAAAACCTTATGTAGTTAGTAAATTAAAAGCAGGAGGAGTAGATTATTATAAATTAGATATAAAAATGCAAGTTGTAATTTTAGATATTGCTTATAATTATGGGGGGAACCATAAAACTTTGTATAATCAATTTGTAAGTGCTATTAAAAAAGGAAAACAAGGTTTAATTGATGAATTAATAAGAAGAAAAAATATGGGAGGTGGTCAAGTACCATCTAGAAGAGAAGCAGAAATTAATTATTTAAGAGGATAATATGGGATATATACCAAAATCTTTAGTTAATACAGGTTTATATACAAATGGTGGTGAATTTACTACTACTAATGGTAAACCTTATAAAGGATATTACCACCAATTATTTGATGGAGAAATAGCTTCTGGAAAAACTCCTAATAGTCCTGATTCTCAACCATTGATAACAAATTATAGTACTGATCAACAAAATTATTATCTAGTACCTACTCAAGAAAATATAAATTATGCTTCTCTCCAACCCGCTAATCAAGAATTATATTCATCATCAGGTGATCCATTACCTCATTTTCCAATTATTACAGGTAAAGATTATCAAAGAGGTCAAATAATTAGATATTTTGCTAAAAAAAGAAATGAAGAAAAACCTCAAATTAGAGAAATAAAAAAAGATGCTTTTAATGATTTAAATTTTAGTGCAGGTAAGTATAATTATGCTTTATGGACTGTAACTAGTGTATTTTGGAAAATCTCTGGTCCATTAAGAGATTCATTAAATAAAAATGGAGTAAAAACTTCTGGAATTATTGATACAAATAGAAGATTAGTTGAAAATGCTAATAAAGATTTTAGAGGTATTAGACAATATCTATCTAATTTAATTCAATTTGCAGTTAAATCAGAATTAGTATTATTAGAAAATTTGTATACTGGTGGTAATGAATTAACTGTTAAAAAAGACAATAGTGATTATACAGGTTACTATCATATAATGGGTGATAAAAAAATAATGGATGGAGCTACACACGAACAATCTACAGGTAAAGTACTTTTATCTGCCGATGCTTCATTTTCAAATCAATTAGGAGGATTAATACAAACAGAATTAGGAAAAATAGGAGCACAAGATAATGTGGCTCCTACAAATAATAGTCGTACATTACAAACACAGTTACAAAATAATATCTCTGAAACACCAGTAACAAGACAACCCTCAGGTGGAGGAGGTGGAGGTTATTAAATAGTTATGAAAAAAGGTTATGTATTATATAGTTGAAACAGAACAACAACTAAACAGATTATATTTTTCGGATAAAGAGTGTTACATTAGAATCATTCCAATGAATGATGAATATCATTCGATTCTAACATCCCCTTGCTTGGTTTATTTTAAAACACCAACAAGTAAAGGATATATGTTTACTATCAATCATAGTGAGGCCTTTAAATTACCCTTATCTAAAGTTTTAGATTTTATAGAAGATAAATTTGAAAAAATTTATACTTTAAATAAAAAAGAAGTTTTATACTATTTTAATAGTAATAAACTAATTGATATAGATGGAAGATATAAGTACAAGACAATTATTGGAGACAATTTTACTAAGTTTCGGGATAGGGTGTACAATAACTTCGATTCTTTGGGTTATACTAACTCTATTATTCCCATATCAAAGCATTATGAAAGTGAAGAAAAAACTTTTCAAGAAATTAGACAATGTTTTTTATTGGATACAGATCAAAATATTTTTTATAACGATATTTTTCCAAAAGTTTTTAAAGCAATTGAAGAACAAGGAATAAAAATTCATCCTGATTATTTTCATAAACATTTTAAATATAATGATAAATCGTGGTTCCTACGTGGAGAAACAGTGTATACTAAGTATAATCTATATAATCTCACCACTCGTCCAACGAATTCATTCAATGGCGTCAACTTCGCTGCTTTAAATAAAAACGATGGTTCAAGAACTGCACTTATTCCTAAAAATGATTTATTCTTTGAATATGATTATGATTCATATCATGTAAGAATTTTAGCTAAATTAATTAATTTTGAATTAGGTAAAGATTCTGTACATACCCAATTAGGAAAAATGTATTTTTCTAAAGATGAATTAACAGAAGAAGAATATAAACAATCCAAAGAATTAACCTTTAAACAATTATATGGAGGGGTATTCGAACAATATAAAGATATTCCATTTTTTAAATCAATGAATGAATATGTAGATGATTTATGGAAAACCTTTAATAAAGAAAATAAACTTAAGTTAATAGGAGGTAAAGTATTAACTAAAGATCAAATACAAAACCCAACACCTAATAAGATACTTAATTATACTATTCAATCAGCTGAAACTTATAATAATGTAATGTCTTTAAAAAGAGTGATAGAATATTTGGAGAATAAACAAAGTAAGGTTATATTATACACTTATGATTCCTTCCTTATTGATTACTCTAACGGTGATGGTAAAAAAACTTTACAAAAAATTAAACAATTATTAGAGATGGACGGGTATGTGATAAAAGTTAGTTATGGCCGTAATTACAATTCTCTAAAATATATATAATATTTATGATGGAAGAAAAAATTAATTTAGAAGACTTGGCAAATAAACTATTTTGCACATTCACCACTAAGGAAGAATTAGATTCCACAGTAGATACTATTAAAGATCAATATGATATTTTATTTAATAAGATATTTGTTCTTTTTGTAGAATCTACTAATGAATACGTTTGTACTTATAACGTTGATTCTTTTAATATGTCTAATACTATATTAGATAATACTATTCTCCTTCATAGAAAAAAAGACTCTAATACTCTATATACTATAAATGCACTTAATGATTTAATTAAAGAATTAAATGGTGGTATTTTAGATATGAAATATAAAGTAAATTGGAGCGAATACAGAAATTGTATTTTATTAACCACTGGGGGTGAATTAAAAAGACTTGATACAAAAGTCCACGATATTCTCACTTTTTAACCAAATTATTTGGTTACCAGTTTTATTTTTATTATATTATTAACAGTTACATTAAAAACAATAAATAGTTATGGATTTAAAATTAATCTCAAGCAAGTTAGAACAACTTCAGACCCCACAAGGTCAACAATCCCAACAAAAATTTGACAGAAGTCAGTATTTTTGGAAAGCTCCACTAGGTAAATCACAAATTAGATTTGTGCCTTATGTGGAAAACAAAGACAACCCATTCCAAGAAGTATTTTTTCATTATGGAATAGGAAATAGAACAATGATCTCACCTATTAATTTTGGTGATAAAGATCCTATTGTAGAATTCTCAAAAGAATTACGTAAAACATCTGAACCCGAAAATTGGAGACTAGCTAAAAAGTTAGAACCAAAAATGAGAGTATTTGCTCCTGTTATAGTTCGTGGTGAAGAAAATAAAGGTGTACGTTTTTGGGAATTTGGAAAACAAGTATACCAAGAATTATTAAGTTATGCTGCTGATGAAGATTACGGTGATTTTACTGATGTAATTTCTGGTCTTGATATGACAGTAGAAGTAGTTCAAGGTAATCCTTACCCACAAACTTCAATACGTGTTAAACCAAAACAAACTCCATTATCAGATGATAATACTTCAGTTGAAAAATGGTTAAAAGAACAACCTGAATTATTTAAATATTATAAGAAATACACTTATGATGAAATGAAAACAGCTCTTCAGGACTGGTTAAACCCAGAAGATGGAGGAGAGGAAGTAGGTAGTTCCAATGATCAATCATCTAAAAAAGATGAAGGTTACACATTAAATGTTAAACAAAAAGAATCGTTTAACGAAGACGAGTTTGACGATCTATTTAAAGATTAATAAGAATGGCAAGAAAAAAAGCAAGTCTTGGGGGCGATATCTCTAAGTCTGTTAAGGGGACATTCTCCTTAGATAAATTTAAAGCAGCTAAAGGATTAGGATCAACTAATAATTCATTTAAAGAACAAGAATGGATCCCTCTATCACCAGCATGGCAAGAAATGGTTTCTTTACCTGGAATTCCTCATGGTCATATTACTTTACTACGTGGGCATTCAGATACAGGAAAAACTACAGCATTATTAGAAGTAGCAGTTAATGCTCAAAAAATGGGTATTTTACCTGTTTTTATTGTTACTGAGATGAAATGGTCTTGGGAACATGCCCAAATGATGGGGCTACAAGTAGATGTAGAAAAAGATAATGAAGGTAAAATTTCTGGCGTTGATGGAAATTTTATTTTTGCTGATAGAGGACAATTACCTACTGTAGAAGCTGTCGCGGGATTCATGGCAGATCTAATGAGTGAACAGAAGAAAGGTAATTTACCAATGGATATGGTGTTTTTATGGGATTCAATTGGATCTGTGCCGTGTCAAATGTCAGTTGAAAAAGCAAAAAATAATAATGAATGGAATGCCGGTGCAATGTCTACTCAATTTGGTAATTTTATTAATCAAGAAATATTATTATCAAGAAAAGAATCGTATCCATATACTAATTCATTAGTTGCTGTAAATAAGATTTGGGTTGAAAAACCTATAGGACCTATGTCACCTCCAATTATGAAAAATAAAGGAGGTAATACTATGTTTTTTGATTCTACTTTAATTGTTACTTTTGGTAACATTTCTAATCCAGGTACATTAAAAATTAATGCTGTAAAGGATGGTAAAAAAGTAGAATGGGCTAAAAAAGTTAAAGTTGCCATTGAAAAAAACCATATTAATGGTATTACTACAACAGGTAAAATTTTAGCTACGCCTCATGGTTTTATTTCTGAAAAGAAAAGTGATATAGAAAAATATAAAAGACAACATCAAGAAGAATGGGGTAGAATTTTAGGTGAAGGCCCATTCGAAGTAATTACAGAAGGATCAGAAGCCGAAGATTTCCAAAATCCATCTGCAACGGATGAATAAAAACTATCAAACTATACTCGATAACTTGCACGAGGGATCAAGTCTGGAGCCCCTACATTTAAACAGTAGGGTGCTCCTAATTGATTCAATGAATACTTTTTTAAGATCATTTGCAATTATACCTGCAATTAATCCGCAGGGCAATCATATCGGGGGTTTAGTAGGTTTTATGAAATCATTAGGTTATGCAATTAAATTAATTCGACCTACTAGAGTAATATTAGTATTTGATGGTCAAGGTAATATTACAAATAGAAGAAATACTTATTCTGATTATAAAGCTAATCGCCAAATAAAAAGAATAACAAATTTTAATGTATTTTCTACTCTAGAGGAAGAATCAGATTCAGTTTCTACCCAGATGTTAAGGTTATTAGATTATCTAAAAACTTTACCTGTAAATATTTCTATTATTGATAAAATAGAAGCAGATGATACTATAGCTTATTTATCTAAAAAATTAAAAGATGATATTATAATATATTCTGCTGATCAGGACTTTTTACAATTAGTAAATAAAAGAATAACAGTATATTCTCCTATTAAAAAGAAATTTTATAAACCACAAGATGTTTTTGATCAATATGGTTTATATCCTCATAATTTTATTACAATGAAATGTTTAATGGGTGATAAATCAGATAATTTACCTGGAGTTAAAGGTTTAGGTCCAAAAAAATTATTTAAATATTTTCCTGAATTAGAAACAAATAAAAAATTTACTTTAAAAGAAGCTTATGATAAAGCAACTGAAAAAGTAGAAGAACATGGAATTTATGGTAATGTTCATTTATTTAAACAACAATTAGAAATTAATTATGAATTAATGTCTTTAGAAGATATTGAATTATTAGAAGCAGATCAACAAGAACTTGATCAATTAATTGAAACACCACCATATAATTTTAAAAAAAATAAATTTTTAAGTTTATACGAAAAAGATTTACTAGGAAGAGGAATACCTAACACAGAATTTTGGTTATCAGAAGTATTTTCGTATCTTCAAAATTATAAGATTAAATAAGTTATGACGTTAAAGAGTTTATCGCAGTATGGACCTCACTTTCAAGTTAAAGTTCTAAATTCTTTACTTAAAAATAAAAAATTTACACTTAATATTCGAGATGTAATTTTACCAAAATATTTTGAAAATCAAGCTCATCAATGGATAGTAAAAGAAACATTACAATATTTTGAGGAATATCATTCTCCCCCAACATTAGATTTTTTAAAAATTGAAATTAAAAAAATAGATAATGATATTTTAAAAACTTCTGTTATTGATCAATTAAAAGAAATTTTTAAGATAATTAATGATGATCAAGAATATGTTGAATCTGAATTTTCAAGTTTCTGTAAAAATCAAGCATTAAAAACAGCATTAGTAGAATCTGTAGATTTATTAAATGATGGTATGTTTGATGATATTCGTTTTAAGATTGATACTGCTTTAAAAGCGGGACAAGATAAAGATATAGGACATGAATATATCAAAGAAGTAGAAGCACGATATAAAGAAGAAGATAGACAAGTAATACCTACTCCTTGGTCTATTATTAATGAAAGGTTAATGGGTGGTTTAGGTGGAGGTGATTTTGGTTTAATATTTGGTTCACCTGGTGGGGGTAAATCATGGACTATGGTTGCTTTAGGTGCTCATGCTGTAAAATTAGGATTAAACGTTGTACATTATACCTTAGAATTATCAGAAGGATATGTTGGTAAAAGATATGATTCTCATTTTATAAATGAACCTGTAAATACTATCCATTTACATAAAGAAAAAATTAATGAATATATTGATAATTTAAAAGGTTCTTTAACCATTAAAGAATATACACCAGGTCAAGCTTCAATTCCATCAATTGAATCACATGTGGCTAAAATGACTGATTTAGGATATCCTCCTGATATGGTTATTATTGATTACGTTGATTTACTAAAAAGCACCATCAGTTCAAAAGATGAGAAAGAAAAATTAGATAACACTTATGTATCAACTAAAGCATTAGCAAGAACATTAAATATTCCTGTTTGGTCTGTTTCTCAGGTTAATAGAGCAGGTGCAAGAGATGATATTATTGAAGGAGATAAAGCAGCAGGTTCTTATAATAAGATAATGATTACAGATTTTTGTATGTCTTTATCAAGATTACCTCAAGATAAAATTAATGGAACAGGTAGATTTTTCTTAATGAAAAATAGATACGGTATAGATGGTATGACTTATCATGCAACGATAGATGCATCAACAGGCCGTATAGAAATGGATGAAAACCCACAGGAGTTACCAGAAGGTTCTGCACCTGCTAAACAAGCATTTGCTAATGACTTCACTCCACAAGATATGAAAGCATTAAAAGTAATGAAAGATGATTTTCTTTTAAATAAAGAATAGTCATGCATAGTATATACTATATTTATGAAAGCGTTACAAAACAGTTAATTAATAATTTATGAGAGACATTACCAAAGAAAGAATAGTTTACAAACCCTTTGAATACCAAGAAGCACACGAATATTGGATGAAACAACAACAAGCCCATTGGCTTCATACTGAAGTTCCTATGATGGCCGATGTAAATGATTGGAAACAAAACTTATCAAAAACAGAAAAAAATATAATTGGGAGTATTTTAAAAGGATTTGCACAAACTGAAACAGTGGTAAATGATTATTGGTCAAGTTTAGTAACTAAATGGTTTAGAAAACCAGAAATTATTAAAATGGCTGTAACATTTGGTGCGTTTGAAACTATTCATGCAGAAGCATATTCTCTTTTAAATGAAGAATTAGGGTTAGATGATTTTAGTGAGTTTTTAGAAGATGAAACTACAATGGCTAAAATAGAAACTTTAATGAATGTTAGAGATGAACATAATGGTGAAGTAAATTGGAGTGAAAGAGCCCGTTCATTAGCTATATTTTCAGCTTTTACAGAAGGAGTTAATTTATTTTCTTCTTTTGCAATTTTATTATCTTTTAAATTAAGAAATCTATTAAAAGGTGTAGGACAAATAGTAGAATGGAGCATCAGAGATGAATCACTACATTCAGATGCTGGGTGTTGGTTATTTAGACAATTATTAAAAGAAAACCCACATTTAAATACACCTGAATTACAAAAACAAATAGAAGATGCTGCTAATTTATCTTTAAAATTAGAATTAGATTTTATAGATAAAGTTTATGAAATGGGAGATTTAGAAGGATGCTCAAAATATGATTTAGTATCCTTTATTAAACATAGAACTAATACCAAAATGAGTGATTTAGGTTATAAACCTATTGTTAATGGTATTGATAAAGCTGCAATTAATAGAATGAAATGGTTCGATTCATTATCAGCTGGAAAACAACACACTGATTTCTTTGCAAATCGAGTTACAAATTATTCAAAAGGCGTTACAAAATGGGACGCAAATTCGTTATTTTAAATGGACAGTAATTTAATATCAAACACAGAAAACTGGGAGAAAGGTAAAGATTATCCTTCTTTCATGGATGAAATTTCAATAGCTACTTTATCAAAAGGTTATTTATTACCTGGAGAAACTCCTAAAAAAGCTTATAGGCGTGTAGCTAATGCTGCTGCTAGAAGATTAGGCAAGCCCGAGCTTGAAAATAAATTTTTTAAAATTATTTGGAATGGATGGTTAGGTTTAGCATCACCTGTTATTTCAAATATGGGTACTGATAGAGGGTTACCTATTTCTTGTTTTGGAGTTGACACACCTGATTCTATAAGAGGGATTAGTTTAACTAATGCTGAATTAATGAAATTAACTTCTCAAGGAGGAGGAGTAGGAATTTCTGTTTCTAGAATTAGACCTAGAGGAGCTCAAATAGCAGGAAATGGAAAATCTGAAGGAGTAGTACCTTGGTGCAAAATTTATGATTCAGCAATCATAGCTACAAATCAAGGTAATGTAAGAAGAGGAGCAGCTTCAGTTAATTTAGATGTTAACCACCCAGATATTAAAGAATACTTACAAATTAGAAGACCTAAAGGTGATCCTAATAGACAGTGTTTGAATTTACATCAATGTGTCGTTGTAGATGATCCATTTATGAGAAAATTAGAATCTAGAGACCAAGAAGTTATGGCTTTATGGGCAGAAATTTTAAAATCTAGAATGGAAACTGGAGAACCTTATATAATGTATAAGGATAATGTAAATAAAAATAATCCTATTTCTTATATGATGAATAATTTAGAAGTAAGTATGACAAATATATGTACTGAAATTACTTTATTTACAGATGAAGAACATAGTTTTATTTGTTGTTTATCTTCTTTAAATTTAGCTAAATATGACGAATGGAAAGATACGGATACTGTAGAATTGGCTACTTGGTTCTTAGATGGGGTAATGCAAGAATTTATAGATAAATCAAATGGTAAAGATTCATTAAAAAGAACACATAACCATGCTAAAAAAGGTAGAGCATTAGGATTAGGAGTAATGGGTTGGCATACATTTTTACAACAAAAACAATTACCATTTAATTCGATTGCTTCTACAGCTCATACACATAATATTTTTAGTGATATCAGAAACAAAGCTGAAAAAGCATCAAGAGATTTAGCTGATGAATATGGAGAACCAGTTTGGTGTAGAGGTACAGGTATGAGAAATACGCATTTATTAGCGATTGCTCCTACTGTATCGAATAGTGTAATTACTGGTGGTATTTCTGCAGGTATTGAGCCGTTACCCGCTAATATTTACACATTTAATGGCGCTAAAGGTACATTTATCCGTAAAAATAAAGTATTACAAGACATTTTAATTGAAAAAGGAGAAGATAAAGATAAATGGTGGGATCAAATGCTTAAAGATGGAGGATCAGTACAAAATTTACCTGATAATATTTTATCTCAAGAAAATAAAGAATTATTCTTTACTTTCTCTGAAATAAATCAATTAGAATTAGTTAGGCAGTCCGCTATCCGTCAACGTTATTTAGATCAAACTCAATCTCTTAATTTATCTTTCGATCCAAATGATTCTCCTAAATGGATAAATCAGGTTCATATCGAAGCTTGGAAATTAGGTGTTAAAACTCTTTATTATTTACGAACAGATTCCGTAATTAAGGGTGACTTAGGCTCTAGAATGGCTGATTGTATTTCTTGTGATGGTTGATTTTTACCATTTCTAACAAATTCAAACCACATTTTTTGAGCAGTTTTTAAGTCAATATCACCGTTATCTAATTTAACTTTGATTTCTTGATAAACTATTTCCCTTCCTTCTTTATTATTACCTTTATGGGCATGTGCAAATCCTATATACCCTAATACAAAAAGAAGAAATATTTGTAATAGTCTAATTTTATATAATATATCTCTAGTCATCATTCATAAATATATAAGTCATATTAAAGTCATATAAAATATGAAAGACGTCATATTAAACTTGGTTATTTCAATATCTTTTCGTATATTGATTGTATGAGAAAAAAATGGACTAAAGATGGGGGTTACGCTAAAGTCCCGATCGCTATTGTATTTGCAACATCAAATAGGAAAAATGCAAGAATGAAAATGAAAGTAGTTCGCAATAGAAATATTGATGATTTGATAGATTGTAATTTTGTTATTCCTGGAATACCTGCAAAAGCAATTATTAAAGAAGTTGGATTAGGAAATTATTTTATTCAAAAATATAAAGAAAAATATGGTTTATAATCCTCCACTTACTCGTAGACAACTTCAAAATAGATTCTCTAAATTACAAAAACTAAATTATAATCAATTTAGGTGGTGGAGAATGTATGAGAGTAAAATTAAACCTTTAAAAGGTAGAGCTTCATTTCGTGATCGTATTTTAAATGGAGATTATGATGTTTCTTGTTATTTAGACCAAGCTCATTGGTGTGAACATGAAATAAATGATCTTCATAAAAGATATGACCATGATCCAGTTCAATTAAATGAGCATTCTAAAATATGGAAAGCTCGTCGTACTAGATTAATAGAAGATCATGATAAAGAAGAACATGAAAAATTAACTGCAATTAGGGATGGATTTTTTCAAAATTTTCAAATTACTAAAGACGAAATTCAAAAAGAAATGCTTAATTGTCGTGGTTCCCTAATAGACCTTTATTACATTATAGAGGAAAAATACAAAATTAAATACGTAAAACATGAAAAAAGAGGTAGACCTAAAAAAATTACCTGATCCCAAAAAACATTTAATAGCATCCCTAATAAAATCTGTTGTAAGAATATTAGGATATTTTGCTTTGTTTTTTGACATTCACATGGCTGCCGCTTTATTAATTCTTTCTGAAGTAGTAGGGATAGGTGAAGAATTAGTTTAATTAAATTTTAAAAATGAAAAAAATACTTTATTTTACAGCAGCATGGTGTGGTCCATGTAAAACACTAGGTCCTATAATGCAATCATTAAGTGGACAAATTAATTATGAAAAAGTAGACGTAGATAGTAGTAATGATTTATCTATACAATACGGGGTTAGAAATGTACCTTCTTTAATCTTAGTTGATGAAACAGGAGAAGTAAAAGGTAGATTAGTAGGAGTTCAATCTAAAGATGAAATATTAAATTTTTATAATGGGTAAATTTCAATCAACAAAAATATTTGACGGATTTAGTACAGTATTTCGTCAATGGAAAGCAGAAGAAACTCACTGCAAATATCTTCATGGTTATGGAGTTTCATTTAAAGTATGGTTCGAAGGAGAACTAGATGAAAAAAATTGGGTTTGGGATTTTGGAGGAATGAAACGTGCCAAAACTCAAATTGATGGTATGTCCCCTAAAGAATGGATGGATCATATGTTTGATCATACTTTAGTAGTAGCAGAAGATGATCCATTTGTAGAATCATTTCAATCAATGGGAGTACATGGTGCAGCCCAAGTAAGAGTTATCCCAGCTGTTGGCGCCGAAAAATTTGCTGAATTTGTATTCAATAAATTAAATGAATTTGTAAAAACAGAAACTGAAGATAGAGTTAAAGTAGTAAGAGTAGAGTTTATGGAACACGGTAAAAATAGTGCTATTTATGAAGGTTAGTCATGAAGTTCCACGTTGTTTATTAAATAATAGTCGTGAATTTAATGATTATGATTATTGTCTTCCTCATCTATTAGATAAAGATGAACACTATAAAAAATTCTTTTACGAATCTAAAAAACAAGGCCGTTATATAATAATGGATAATTCACTTCATGAATTAGGAGAATCTTATGATTTTGAAAGATTACATTATTGGATTCAAGAATTAAAACCAAATGAGTTTATAGTACCTGATGTTTGGATGAAACATTCCCAAACAGCAGCTATGGCTAAGTATTGGAAACAATTTACATATCCTAAAGGTACTACTCCAGTAGCAGTTATTCAGGGAGAAGATAAAAATGCTGCCTATTTATGTGCTGGATTATTAGTTGGTTTAGGTTATAAAAAATTATGTATTTCATATGGCGCAGATTGGTATAATGATTTTTTTCCTCACGTAAACGAAGATTTAGGAAAATCATTAGGTAGAATAAGATTTGTAAATGGTTTATTAAAATTAAAACAATATAAAGATATTCAATTCCATTTATTGGGATGTTCAGTACCCCAAGAATTTGGTTGGTATGATAATCATCCTCAAATAGAATCAATAGATACTTCAAATCCTATATTTGCAGCTTTAGAGAAAAATATTTATAGCAGTAATGGATTAAACGAAAAACCAAAATTAAACATGAATACTTCTTTTAATATTGATGGAAGTAAAGTTAATTATAATAGTGTATTAAAAAATATTGAAATGTTTAGATCAATTAACGGATTAAAAAATTATGGCAGAAATAATTAGACATATTAGTGGAATGTGTGGTGAACATTTTCACCCAAACATTTGGCATCTTCTTGTAGGAGGATTTGGAATATCTACAATTTTATCTTATATTTTTTTATATATAAAATGTAGATTTAAAGCGTTTGCCTATACGCTTAATAATACCTGGCAAAAAATTAAATAATAAATAAAATGGCAAAAAATGTTGTAGTATCCTTATCTGGAGGGATGGATTCCTCTACTTTATTACTTAGATGTTTATCTGAGTATGATAATGTAACAGCTTTATCTTTTGATTATGGTCAAAAGCATAGAGTAGAACTTGAAAGAGCCCAACAATTAGTTGGTTATTTACTTCAAAAAGGTTTAAATGTAAATTACCAAGTAATTAAATTAGAAGGTTTACAAAACCTATTAAATTCGGCTTTAGTACAAGGTGGAAAAGATGTCCCAGAAGGACATTATGAGCAAGATAATATGAAAGAAACTGTTGTTCCTAATAGAAATAAAATATTTGCTTCATTAACTCAAGCAGTAGCTTTATCTCAAGCTAATGCAAATGGAAATATTACTGATATAGCTTTAGGTATTCATGCTGGTGATCATGCTATTTATCCTGATTGCAGACAAGAATTTAGAGATGCAGATGATGCTGCCTTTAGAATAGGAAACTGGGAAGCAGATAAAGTAGGTTATTTTACTCCATATTTAGAAACTGATAAATTAGGTATTTTGAAAGATGGAGAATTATTAGCAACCCATTTAAATTTAAATTTTGATGAAATATATAAAAGAACTAATACAAGTTATAAACCGTATCCTTCGGGAAATAGTGATTATAAAAGTGCCTCATCTGTGGAACGTATTGAAGCGTTCATTGCTCTGGGTCGTAAAGATCCCGTACAATATGAAGATGACAGTGGAGAAGTGGAATGGAATACTGCGAAAACATATGTAGAAAAAGTATTAGCAGATTTTCCAGGATAAAAATCCTATTAAATTAATAAAAGGTCATTTGGATACCCAAGTGGCCTTTTTTATATTCGTATATCGCGACGTGGAGAAGTGGCATCTCGTTGGGCTCATAACCCAAAGGTCGTAGGTTCGAATCCTACCGTCGCAACTAAAAATGCGAGATAGTTCAGTAGGTAGAACATTTGGATTGCTTGTTATCTAAAGCTAAGATAATAAGGCCAACTAAAAACAAAATTCGCGCGCAGAAAAGTAGTTTTTAGGTTCGGAAGGACGGGGGTTCGAGTCCCCCTCTCGTTGCTAAGTAACCCTTTATAATATTTATTAGTGTATTAAAAAACAGCTGTTAAATGTCTACATTCACTAATAGGACAATAAAGTCTACCTATGATCAGTTATTACACGTTGAAAACGAAAGAATCCAAAATGGATTAGGATATACTCGTCTAACTGCTTCTTTAGATTTATCCGGATCTACTGCACTAACAGGATCTCTGCTTGTTAGTGGGGCAACTGCTTTTACAGGGTCTGTAAGTTTATCTGGAGATATGTACATAGACGGTACTGCTTCTATTTCTTATTTAGTAACTACTTATGAATCTGCTTCCATTATATATGCTAGTGGTTCTACAAAATTCGGAGATTCTTTAGATGATACTCATGAATTTACTGGTAGTGTAACTATAACAGGTTCTTTAAATAGTCCTTATATTAGTGGTTCATTTAGTGGATCGTATCAAGGAGATGGTTCTGGTTTAACAGGAACTATAACTTCATCTCATGCAGTAACAGCAAGTCATGCAATTTCAGCTAGTTATGCTGTATCATCAAGTGAAGCAACATTGGCTACAAATGTATTTGTTCATCCTGATAATACAGATGCAAGTACAAATTATGTTACATTTGGTCAAAGTGCATCTGGTAGTGCTAGAATTAATACTGATGATAGTTTTACTTATGTTCCTTCTACTAATACATTAACAGTTACAAAAGTTATAGGGGCATTAGAAGGAAATGCAACATCAGCGGATACTGCTTCTATAGTATTAGGTACAATTACAAGTGCTAGTTTTGCAGTTACAGCCTCATATGCTGAAAGTCAATCAGTAATAAATGTAACATCAGGTTCATTTGCCGCAAGTGGGGATGGTCCATTTACTGGTTCATTCTCTAGTAGTAGAGTTTCTATGTTATCAGGATCATTTACAGGTTCTTCTACAGGTTCTTTTTCAGGATCATTTTCAGGTAGTGGGGATGCAATAAAAGGAGTAATATCATCTTCTTATGCAATAACTGCTTCATTTGCTGAAAATGCAGGTGGTGGAACTTCAGGATTCCCACATACAGGATCAGCTGAGATAACTGGAGCATTAGCTGTTACAGGTGCTTTCTTTGCTACTAGTATAACAGAAACATCAGCATTAAGATATAAAGAAAACGTAACTGATTTGGATTCTGTATCTAGTTTATATAAATTACGTCCTGTTAAATTTAATTGGAAAGATTCAGGAAATGATGATATTGGATTAATAGCAGAAGAAGTAAATAAACATGTTCCTGAATTAGTACATCTTGATGAAGAGGGAGGAGCTGAAGGTATAAAATATTCTAAATTAACTTCTTTACTAATTAAAGCTGTACAGGATCAACAAAAAGAAATAAAGGATTTAAAATCTAGGTTAGATAATTTGGATACTTAAAAAAGTTATATTATATTGGAGCCCAATTTGGTTCAAGTGACTGTAAAACCACTATAAAAAATTAACATATATGATTAAACGACTAGAAGACTATAATAAAGTCTTACCAATTCTTGAATTATACACCGCAGTACAAAGTGAAGGAAGCCGAGCAGGTTATCCTACTATTGTTGTAAGAACATCAGGTTGCACCCATAGATGCTATTTTGGTGAAGGTGGATGGTGTGACTCTTGGTACACATCAATACACCCAGAAAAAGGTAAATACACTTTCAATGACATAATTGAAATGTATGATAAATACCCTCATATTAATGAAATGATGCTAACAGGAGGTTCTCCTACTATGCATCCTACTATAGTAAATGAATTAACACATTTAGCTCATGAAAGAGATATTTTTATTACTATTGAAACTGAAGGAAGTCATTTTCTCCAAACTGATTATCCTATTAATTTACTTAGTATTAGTCCTAAGTTTTCCAATAGTGTACCTGTATTGGGAGTGGAAACACCTCAGGGCGCTATTACGGATGAAAAAATGGTCAAAAGACATAATAAATTTAGATTAAATAAAGATGCAATTAAAAAAAGTATTAATTATCATTCTGATTACCATATCAAGCCTGTCCTTGACAAAGAGCTTTCGATGGTTGAAGAAGTTGAAGAATTCATTAATGAATTAAATATTCCTAAATCAAAGGTATGGGCAATGCCCGCTGGAGATACTCGTGTTTCTTTAGTAGAAAGTTATCCTGTAGTTATGGATTTTGTAAGAGATAGAGGATGGAGATTTACTGGACGTTCTCATATAATGGCTTTTGATACACAACGGGAAGTATAATGAAAAATGTATGGAGGCTGTGGGCCAAGGCATTAGGAGAGAAAATAGGAAATTCAAAAGAAGCAGATAAGATAGCTATTATAAGAACTTTTATAGTGGCACAAGCTGTAGTATGTAATGCTTTTATAGTTTGGAATATCTTAAAACGTTGGAATGAATAAAGAAGAAGCATTAGAAGTTTTAGAAGAAATAAAAGAAAATGTAAATACATGTTGTGCCATTACTATGGATCCTGACGACGTGTTAGATTTAATTGAAAAATTAGAAGAATATTTACAAAAAATTGGAGATTAAATTAAAATTTATTATATTAAGTTATATACATGAGTAAAAATAGAAAACAAGTTCATAAAGAACTAGAAGTAGTACAAGAAGGTTTTGCAAATGGTGTTGCACCTGGTTATCCCCTTTCCCCTGTAGATCAACAAACAATGATTAATAATGCAGCTGAAAAGTATGGAGAATTTCTTACTGCTTTAGGATGTGATTGGAAAAATGATCCAAACTCCTCAGATACACCAATGCGTGTAGCAAAAGCTTACGTAAAAGATTTATGGAAAGGCAGATATAATGAAATGTCTGACATAACCTCATTTCCATCAGATGGTTATGATGGTATAGTAATAGAAAGAAACATTCCACTTACATCAATGTGTTCTCACCACCACCAAACAATTCAAGGTGTAGTACATATAGGTTATGTTGTAGGTGAAGAAGGTAGAGTAATCGGTTTATCAAAATTAAATCGTATTGTAGAATTATTTGGTAGAAGAGGAGCAATTCAAGAACAATTAACCTCAGCTATCCATAATGCAGTAAATAAAATTTGTCAAAATAATAAAGGTGTTATTGTAACTGTTGTAGGAACTCATAACTGTGTATCCTGTAGAGGTGTTAAACATCAAGGTGCTTCAATGGTTACCACTAAAGTATCAGGAGTATTTTTTGATAATAAAAATGTAGCACGTAAAGAATTTTTTGATAGTGTAAAAATAAACAATGGAAACCATCCAGTATGATAGAAGTAGATAAAAAAGAGCATTATTATTGGGGAGACATAGATAAAGCAACTGATAATTTAGCTAAACAAATATTAAATTTATATATTAAACCACTTTATATATGTGGTATACCTAGGGGAGGTTTAATTCCTGCTGTTTTATTATCTCATAAAACAGGAATACCTTACCAACAAATTTCTACAACAAATACACATCCGGGATCAGATTTATCTCATGTTTTATTTGTAGATGATATTTGTGATTCAGGTGTTACTTTAGAAAAAATAAGAAAAACATTTAATAAATGTCGTATCGCAACTTTGCTCACTAAAGAATCAGCATCTGGACAACCAGATATTTATTGGAAAACAACAGAGTGTGATTGGGCTATATTCCCTTGGGAAGCGCATGGAGCTCTAGAAACAAGAGATAATACAGATATTAAATAATTATGGGTTCAAGAAAACCAAAAGGCAAATCAAAAGGGTTAGGGGATACAATTGCTAAAATAACTCATGCTACTGGATTAAATAAAGTAGCTGAAGCAGTGGCTAAGGCCGCTGGTAAAGACGATTGTGGTTGTGGTAGAAGACAAGATAAGTTAAATGAAATGTTTCCTTATCTTAAAGAAACAAAACAAGAATCACCTAAAGTTCCCCCTCAACCATTAGATGAAATAGAGGGATTATATGAAGTTCTCCAACCTATTACTTTTACCTTAGATGATGGAAACACAATAGATTTAACAGTAGGATCTGTTTTGCCTATTGATAAACAACATCCATTGTATAAAGATATGGAGCACTATCATAATAATTCAATTGTAAAAAAAATAAATAATGGGTAAACAATTAAAATTAAAATTTAACGAAAATGCTTTTAATTTAAGAAACAGCGAATTTCCTAGTGATGTTCCCTTCGTTAATGAAGTAGAAACATTTAATAGATTAACAGGCAAACCTAACAATTATAAACCTGTAATTCCTGAAGAAAAAGAATGGAAATTTGTCTATGATTTTATTTTAGAAGAACTAGAAGAATATAAAGAAGCTTGTGAAACAGGAAATATAGTAGAAATTTTAGATGCTCTTTGTGATATAGCTTATGTTTCTCTTGGAAATGGTACTATGTTACATGGACTTAAAAATAAAATATGGCCTGCTTATCAGGAAGTACAAGCAAGTAATTTATCAAAAGTTTGTAAAACTGTAGAAGAAGCAGAACTTACCGTTGAAAAACGTAGTAAAGAACAAGGTGAAGAATGCCATTGGGAGGAAGTAGGCAATATGTATATCGTGTATCGCACTCGGGATCGCAAAGTAATGAAATCTATTAATTATTTTAGACCTGATTTAACAAAATTTTTCACTAATGAAGAGCTTTCTGAATTCAATTAAGAAAGGTTTTTTTCCATTTTTAATAGCGTTTTCAGCCCTTTCAGTATCTGCCTCAGCGGCATTTTACTCAGTTACTGGTCTGTCAAAGTTATTTGCTGGAGCTTCTCTAGAAGTAATAATAATGGCTGGATCTTTAGAGGTATCTAAGTTAGTTATTGCTTCATTATTATATCAATATTGGGATACTTTAATAGGATGGTTAAAATATTATCTTTCAATAGCATGTTTTATATTAGTAATAATAACATCTGCGGGTATTTATGGATTTTTATCTGCTGCTTATCAAGAAACAGCTAATAAAGCAAATGTAGTAGATAAAGAAATAGCGTTTTTAAGTAAACAAAAAGATTTTTATCAAGAAGATGTAGATAGATATGAAGAAGAATTAAGATTAATATCTCAAAATATATCTAATTTATCACAAGCGAAAGTAGCAAATATACAAATTAAAGATACAGCAGTTGCCGGTGGCGTTAGAAATACAATATCAACAGCTGAATTAAGATTAGCACGTGAAAGATTAGTAGTAGAAGAAAATAACAGAAATAACATACAATCTAAAAGAAACATATCAGCTGATAGTTTAAAGACCATAGAAATAAAAATATTAAATTTAGAATCAAATACTGATTTAGCTGCGGAATTAGGTCCATTAAAATATCTTCAAAATCTTACTGGAATTTCAATGGATAGGATAATAAATTATCTATTACTAATTATTATATTTGTATTTGATCCATTAGCTATTTCTCTTGTTGTTGCAGCTAATTTTGCTTTTGCAAGAGCTTTTCCTACATTACCCGAGACAAGGGGCTCTGTAATAGAATTAGAAGAAGATAAAGAAGAAGATGAAGACCAAGAAGAAAAAATACTAACTAATCAAGAAAAATTTGATAAAGATTTTGGATTAGAAGACTGGGAGGATAATGATTATTATGAAACCGAAGATGATCTAGATTATCCTGGGTCATTAGATGAATATACTGAGGAAGATGAGCAAAGAATGAATATAATAGGTCAAAATGGAAATGATGGAGAACATTATGATGATAGTGAAATAAAAAAAACAATAGATGATTTAGAAGACGATTTTCATAAAATTGCAGAAAAAACTAATGAAGATTTAGGTAAATTTTATGGTCTACAAACTGAAATAAAAGATAAGTTAACTGAAAATGAAAAAGAAATAAGTTCAATTAATAAAAGAGTAAAAAGTATAGATGAGTATTTAGAAAAAAATGCTCCTTACTATGGAGAAAAAGCAGAAGCAACAAAATCTTTAGAAGATTTTTATGGTGAAGAAAAACCTGCTCCTGAGGAACCTAAAAAAAAGGTAACTAAATTGTATGATTGGAATAAATTAGATAGATCATCTCCTAATTATGGAGATCCAAAAGAAGAAGAAGAAGGAGGAAAAATATATTAGAAATTTAAAATAAGTTATGTATAAAAAAATTCATGAACATGGTACAGGAAAAGATAATGTACACGTAATACATTTATGGACAGATGAGGGTTATGAAAAAATAGAATGGAATAATTACGCTTATAGAGAATGTTCTAAACAAGATTCTGAATTTACAGGATTAAAAAATGAACCGTTACGCCGTACTCACGATTACGATAGAAAAACCACTGGTTTACACTTCTCAGATATTGAAGCTTATCAAAAATTTCTTATAGAAAAATATGGTACTAATGACGAGCCCTCTAAATCACATAGAGAGGTTTTTTTTGATATTGAGTGTGAAATGGGTGGGGCATTAACTGAAGAATATATTTCTAATGCTCCTAAACCTATTACTTCTATTGCTTGGTATGATAAACAAGCTGATTGGTGGTCAATTGTTATTTTAGATAAAAAAAATCAATTAAAACATACTAAAACTAAAAATAAAGAAATTATACCTCTAAAACATGAAGCTGATCTATTAGATACATTTTTAAATAAAATGGAAGAAATAGAACCTGATATTTTAATAGGTTATAATAGTGATTATTTTGATATTCCTTATCTATATCATAGAATGTGTATCGTTTTAGGAGAACAAGATGCAAAACGTTTATCTCCTATAGGTAAAATAAAATGTAAAAAAAATAATCAATATTGGTATAAAAAAGATAGGTTTGTTGATATAGCAGGAGTTGAATCACTTGATTATATGAGATTACATAAAAAATATAATTGGGAAGATGAACCATCTTGGAAATTAGATGCTATAGGAGAAAAATATGTTGGTATAAATAAAATAGAATATGAAGGTTCATTAGATAGATTATTTGAAGAAGATATACATAAATTTATTCAATATAACTTTGTTGATGTTGAAATATTAGTTGAATTAGATAAAAAACTACAATATATAGATTTAACAAAAAATCTAGCCCATAAAGGTAAAATCAAATATAGTGAAGTGTATGCATCATCCAAGATCCAAGATGGAGCCATCTCAGCTTATTTACTATCTCAAAAAATAATACCACCAAACCGTCCTTCGGGAGTAGGTAAATTAAACTATGCTGGTGGTTATTTATTCTGCCCTAAAGCAGGTTTATACAAATATATGTTTGATGAAGATTTAACTTCACTATATCCTTCAATTATAATGACTTTAAATATTGGAAGAGAAACTATAGTAGGTAAAATTATAGATGAAAATGATCGTAATAATAGATTAGGTTTAAATGATTTAAAAGAAAAAGATGGTGAAGAAGAAGTTATCATTATGAACCCTAATAAAAAATCAGATAATGAAAGAAGAGTATCTATAGAAAAATTAATTCAAATGGTTGAAAAAAATAATTGGTCTGTAGCAGCTAATGGTACATTTTTTAAAACAGATAAAAAATCTGTATTATCTATTATTTTAGATAAATGGTTTAAGGAAAGGGAAATATATAAAAATAGAATGAAACACTGTTATCAAAAAGGTGATACTGAAGGTGGAGCCAAAAATCATCTATTACAATATACTATGAAAATTTTATTAAATTCATTATATGGTGCTACTGCCTTACCATCATTTAGGTATGGTTTACCTGAATCTATATTAAGTGAATCAATTACTTTATCAGGTTGGCGCATTATTCAAGAATCCGCACTTGCTGCTAATCGCCATATGAATAAAGTTTTAAGAAATGAAATTGAATTAAAAATATGAAATACGAAGTAGAAAGTAGACCTTGGGGTATGTATGAAGTTTTATTAGATTCTGATGAATGTAAAGTAAAACGAATTACTGTTGCTCCTGGTCAAAAATTATCTTATCAATATCATCATAAAAGACAGGAACAATGGACTGTAGTTAAAGGTAATTTAACTATTATTTTAGATGATGATAAAGTATTTAGATCACCTGGAGAATCAATAAAAATTCCTTTAGGAGCTAGGCATAGGGCCTGGAATGAAACTGATGAATTAGTACAATTTATCGAAGTCCAAACCGGAACTTATTTTGGTGAGGATGACATAATTAGAATAGAAGACGATTATAATAGAGAATAATATGGCATTAACACCACAAGCATTAAGACAAGGAGTTCACGTTTTAATAGATGAAGAACTTGCAACGAAAGAAGAACTCATAGAAATGAGCAAAGAATGGAGCGAAAAAAGAGAAGTTTTTTTTCGTAAAATGCTCCAACAAGGAGGGCGTTTTAAATTTGATAATAAACAATTTGAAGTTAAATTGAGACAAAAATTACTCAATAGTCAAGGGGAAAAAGATGGTGGAATCATTCAAATCCCTGGTGATAGTAGGTTTTAATGAAACATTTAGAAGATACACCCTGGTTTATATGTGATGAAGGCGATACTAACCTATGTGCCTATGTGGATACAGATTCAAATTATTTTAATGCTGAACCACTTTTAAATCATTTATATCCTAATTTTAAAGATTTATCTAACGAAGAAAAAGATTCTAAACTTGAAGGATTAGCAATTGCTTATCAGGATATAATTAATGATAGTTACAATAATCTTACTATTAATTGTTTTAATGTTAAATCTCATAGATTAGAGATGAAAACAGAATGTGTTATTCGTTCTGCCTATTTTAGAGCCCATAGACGTTACGCTCAGTGGATTACAAAACAAGAAGGTATTACTAAAGAAACCTTAGATGTAAAAGGTTTAGAATATAAAAAATCTAATTTTCCTAAAGTATTTGGTAATTTTTTTAGAAAAGCACTTGAAGATGTTTTAAAAGGTACACCACAAAATGAAATTGATAGACGTATTCTAGATTTTAAAAAGAAAATATTAACAGACATGCCTATCGGGGAATTAGGTAATCCCACTAGTGTAAAAACATTAAATAAATATATTGAACGTAAACCTGTTGGAGGAGAAGTCTTCACTATAATACGTAAAGGAGCACCTGCTGCTGTTAGAGCTGCTATCAAATATAATGATTTATTAAAATATTGGAAATTAGATACTAAACATAGTCCTATAGTTCAAGGTGATAAAATTAAATGGATTTATATGAAAAAAAATCCATACAATATTGAAGCATTAGCTTATCTTGATTTTGATATGCCTGATAAAATAAAAGATCTATTAGAACGTTTTGCAGATAAAGAAAAAGTATTTGATACTATTTTGTTAAATAAACTAGAAGGATTCTATAGTGATTTAGAATGGGAATTAAATACAAATCCTTATATTAATCAATTTTTTATATGATTTATATTTTTGATATTGATGGTACATTAACTCCTAGTAGAAATAAAATGGATAAAGATTTTCAACAATTCTTTAAAGAATTTATGGAAACTCATAAAGTTTGGTTAATATCTGGTAGCGATAAAGACAAAACAATAGACCAAATAGGAGAAGAAATTTGGAGAAAAGCACAAAGAGCTTATCAATGTTCAGGTAATCAACTTTACCAAGCAGGTGAATTAATTAAAGAAAATAAATTTGAATTACCAATACAAACTAGAGCATGTTTAGAAGCATTCTTAACAGAATCTAAATACCCCCATCGTTACGGAAATCATATAGAAGAAAGACCAGGTATGGTTAATTTTTCTGTAGTAGGTAGAAATTGTACTCAAAAACAAAGAGAACATTATTTTGCATGGGATAAAGAAAATAAAGAAAGAAAAAAATTTGCTTGGGAACTAAGAGAAAGATATAGTTTTTTAGAAGTTACAATAGGTGGTGAAATTAGTATAGATATTACTGAAATGGGGAAAGATAAAGGTCAAATTATATATGATTTACATGATGTTCAAGAAGATTTTACATTTTTTGGTGATAAATTAAAACCGGGTGGAAATGACTATTCTATGAAATTATCCTATTTACATTATAAAAATACTCCTCCTAAGAAAAAGAGAGAAAAACCAAAAATTGATGGTACCTTCCATCCAGTAGAAACTTGGAGAGACACTAAAAATTTATTATATTCCATCATATTAAGCTCTATACTATGACAATAGAAATTTCAAATGGCGAATTAATAGATAAACTAACTATATTAGAAATAAAGTTAGAAAAAGTTATAGATAAAAAGGCATCTGCTAATATTCTTAATGAATGGGAGATATTAAATGAAAAAGCAAATTTATTATTTAGTATCCATAGTTCCCAAGAATTATTTAAGGCACAAAATGATTTAGAAGAAATAAATAGACAATTATGGTGGGTAGAGGATAGTATTAGAGAAAACGAAAAACAAGGAGTATTTGATAAAGAATTTGTGGAATTAGCTAGATCAGTTTATAAATTAAATGATAAAAGATTTAAGTTAAAAAATAAAATAAATAAATTAACTCATTCAGAATTACGTGAAGAAAAATTATATAGTTGAAAATATAGAAAAATATTTCTTAGGGGGCCTAGTTAGTGGTGTAGTATGGAAATTAGATGGTAATCAAGTAACTATTAATTTTAGTACTGAAACTAAAGATGCTGCTGGTATATTAACTTTTAATTTACCACTTCCCGAAGGACAAGTAGGTATTTACAATACGGATTCATTACTAAGATTATTAAGTATAACTAATGAAGATTTACAATTAGAATTACAATCAGATAATACAGGTATAGTTAAAAGATTAAAAATACTTGATAATAAATTTGATTTAGATTATAATTTAAGTGATCCTAACATAATCGAGGTACCTAAAACACCACTTGAAGAAAATTATAATTTTAATTTTCACTTTAGTATTGATGATGAGTTTATTAATGGTTTCTTAAAAGCACATAATGCATTAGAAAAAATTAAAGATTTTACTCTTAATACAGCAACAACTAAACAAGATGAAAATGTAGTTGAAATTATATTAGGAGAACGAACACAATATTCAAATAAAGTAAAATTTACAGAACCGTGTGAATTTACATCACACAGTGATATTATACCATTCTCAGCCATAGCTTTTAGAGAAATACTATTAGCAAATAAAGGTACAGAAGGTAAAGTATCTGTTGATAATAATGGAATAGCAAAAATAGAATTTATAAATGATGAAAGTTCTGTTAAATATTTTATTATAAGACAAGAATAGTATATATTTATAATAAATGACTGAGACTCTAGGGCGAGCAGTTATGTTTTAAGTTTAACCCGAGTAGCTTAGGCGCTCACAAATATAAAATGATATGAGTACATTAGAATTGTTCGAAAGAACACAGTTCGAAAGAACACCGTTTGACATCCTATTTAGGAATTTTTTCCAAGACCAAGGGCAGTACGTGCCAATGGTAGAAAAAAACAAAGTTTCCCACCCCGTAGATCTTTATGAAACAGAAAAAGGCTTAAATTTTGATATAGCCTGCACTGGTATCTCTAAAGATGAAATTGAAATTCAACTCAATGGGGATATATTAAGAGTAAATTACGACCGAAATGAAGAAGACGATAAAGAGTATATCTATAAAGGTATAGCTAAACGATCTTTTAATTTAGGTTGGAAAATTAATTCACGTTTCGACGTATCCAAATCCTCAGCAGGGTTCAATGATGGTTTATTAACTATTACTGTTCCTTATGCAAAAGGTTCAGAATTAAAAACCCTGAAAATTAAGTAAAAAGCTCCGCCCTAGAGCTTTGGTTATCATAAAAAATTTTCGTATATTATACCGTAATAAAAAAAATTAGTTATATGGCAAATCCCAACTTTAAAGGTCGCCCAAAGGGCTCCGGAAAATCTACATTTATAGAAGATCCTTTATTAGGAGATTATAAAATTGCTATTGATGAATATAGCTTTAATGTGGTAGATACTAAAAAAAATAAAACTTTAGGTTTTCATACTAGTTTACCCCAAGCTATACTTTCAATTGCGAAATATCAAATGTTAAAAGAAAAAACATTTAAATTAACAGAATACGCTGAAGAATTTGAGAATACACATCTTAATCTTAAAAATGCTATATTAAAATGAGTAGCTCAAGAACCTCAAGATCTTGGGGAAGAAAATCTAGAAGATTTAGTCCTACAAAATTAACAACCAATAAAGGGAATAAAATAAACGCTAAAAAAAATAGAAAAAAATGAGTAAATTAAAACCTATTAATGGAAATGTTATCCTTCGTCCTGTAGAGGAACAAGAAATGATGTCTGGTAACATTATTATCCCTGATATGGGAAAAGAAAAACCTGAAATGGGAGAAATAGTTGCTATTTCTCAAATATATAATTTTAATAAGGGTGAATATGTCCCTACTGTTTTAAAAGTAGGAATGAAAGTTTTAATCCCTAAATTAGGGGCACAATCAGTTACTGTAGAGGGAGAAGAATTCTACATTACAGCCCAAAGTTCAATTTTATCAATTTTAGAAGATTAACATGACAGAAACAAGTTTTGGAAAAGAATTAAAAAACAGACTTTTGGATGGAGTTCAAAAGTTGAATAATAGTGTGGCTTCCACTTTAGGACCCGCTGGTAGAACCGTTTTGATTAAAGATCAAATGGGAGAAATTAAAGTTACTAAAGATGGAGTAACTGTAGCAAGAGCTTTTAAAGAATTAGAAGATCAAACAGAATCTATAGGAGCTGAATTAGCTAAAAAAGTAGCTATAAAATCTGCTAATGAAGTAGGAGATGGAACAACTACTTCAACAGTATTAGCTACTACTATTTTAGAGGAAGGAATTAAACAAATTAATGATGGTTCTAATCCTGTAGATATTAAAAAAGGTATTGATGAAGCTACTTCTGCTGTTGTAGAAGAATTAAAAAAACTATCAACTGAAATTACGGATGATGCACAAATTAAAGAAGTTGCAACAATATCAGGTAATAATGATCCCGAGATAGGAAATTTAATTGCTACAGCTTTAGATAAAGTAGGCAGAGATGGTGTTGTAGCTATAGAAGAATCAAAAACAGGTGATACTTCATTAGAAATAGTAGAGGGAATGCAATTTGAAAGAGGATACAAATCTCCATATTTTGTAACAGATAATAATACAATGTCAGCTGTTTTAAATGATCCCTATATTTTAATTTATGATGGACGTATAACTCAAGCTTCTGAATTACTTAATGTTTTAAATAAAGTAAGTGGAGAAACTAAACCTTTATTAATAGTTGCAGAAGATATTGATGGGGAAGCATTAGCAACCCTTATTGTAAATAAAATGAGAGGTACTATTGATGTAGTTGCTGTAAAAGCTCCTGATTTTGGAGATAGAAGAACAATGGCTTTAGAAGATTTAGCTACAGTAACAGGTGGTCAAGTAATTTCTAAAGATAAAGGACATAAGTTAGATAAATTACAACCTCTTCAATACAGTGAATTATTAGGTAGAGCTAGAACAGTAAATGTAACTAAAGAAAAAACTACTGTTGTAGATGGTAAAGGAACTGAAGACGCAATATCTCAAAAATCTTTAGAAATAAAAGTTCAATTAGATAAAGCATCATCTGCATTTGAAAAAGAAAAATTACAAGACAGACTAGGTAAACTAGTTGGTGGAGTAGCTATTATCAATGTAGGTGGTAATTCTGAAATTGAAATTAAAGAAAAGAAAGATAGAGTAGAAGATGCTTTATTTGCTACTAAAGCTGCTTTAGATGAAGGTATCATAGTAGGTGGGGGAACTGCCTTCTTACAAGCTTCAAAAAGATTAGATAAAATGATATCTAAAAATAGTGATGTTATGATTGGTAAAAATATTGTAAAACAAGCTATTCAAGAACCATTTATCAAAATATTAACTAATGCTGGACATGATGATAATGATGTAAGATTTGCATCTTATAACTTATTAAATGGAAAAGGTAATTCTTGGAAAGGTTTAGATTATAAAAATCTAGAAATAGTAGATTTTAAAGAATTAGGAATAATCGATCCTAAAAAAGTTACTCGTATTGCATTAGAAAATGCTGCTTCAATTGCTGGAACTATCCTTACCACTGAATCAGTTATATATGAAAAAAATGAGGATAAAGAAGAAACACCAAACCCTATGGCGGGAATGATGTAATTATTAATCATAAATAATTTTAAAATGAAAAACGAAATTTTTGAAAAAATAAAAGACCTATATTACGAATTCGAAAGAGAACATAATGGTACCACTAAAGTATCTCAACAAAGAGCTAGAAAAGCTTTAGGTGGAATTAAAAAATTAGTTACAGAATACAGAAAAGCAAGTGTAGCTGAAGCTAAATAAATACGTAATATTTATCTAAAAGAGGTTGAGGGTTCGATTCCCTCTTCCTTTTCTACTTTTAACAAAGTAACTATGAATAAATTAATTTATATATTATCGTTTGTACTCATTGGTATGGGTATAAGCTGTGAGAAAGAAAATTGGTTCTCACCCGAAGAAGTAGACGAAATTAGAAGCGAATATCAAGAACAGATAAATGCACTTAAAATTTCAAAAAATGAGTTAGAAACTCAAACTGCTTCATTAACAACTCAGATTGAAGATTTAAATGCAACAGTAGAATCATTAGGAATTACTAATGACGATCAGTTAGCAGAAATCGCAACATTGACAACGTCAATAGACAGCCTAAATACACAGGTTACAACTTTAGATGCAGAAATTACAACATTGACTGCATCAAACACTGATTTAACTTCCCAAATTAGTACTTTAAATACAGAAGTTACTAGTTTAACTACATCAGCAACTACTTTACAAGCATCACTAGATGCTGCTTTAGTAGATATTCTGATTTTACAGGATTTTAAATCTATTAGGGATAAATTAGATACTATGGTTGCAGCAACTATTTCAGATGCAAATTTAAATACTGCTATTGATTCTGTATCTATTGGGTTAACTACCCCAATTCTTTCCCCTTCTGTATTAAATGGATTTATAAATGGTCAATCTAATTGGATTTTTAATAATGCAGTTAAATCCGGTACTGTGTCTATGACTACAGCAGTTAGTAATTTTTATGATAATTCTACTGATACTAATGTAGTTAATTTTAGAACATTAGTTACTGAAATGACAGCCGCCTGGAATGCAGCTAAAGAAACCACATTTATTTTGTGGTGGATTGAATTCATTAAAGAATACGAAAATCTATAAAAATTTATTATAGGGGAGCTTGTCTCCCCTATTTTATTTTATTACATTAATGGTTATATGATTAGAGAACATACTTTATTTACAGAACGTTTTCGCCCTACAGATCCTAAAGACTATATAGGGAATGAAGTATTCAAATCAAGTTTAGATACTTGGATTAAACAACAAGATATTCCTCATATTTTATTATATGGGCCTGCTGGTACAGGTAAAACAACCGCTGCCAAATTAATTACTGCTAATTTAGATGTTGATGATTTATATATTAATTGTTCTGATGAAAATGGTATAGAAACAATTAGAGAGAAAGTAAAATTATTCGCTTCTGCCGCGACATTCCGCGCTTTAAAAGTGGTTATAATGGATGAAGCTGATTTTTTAACCATAAACGCACAAGCTGCTTTACGTAATGTTATTGAAACATTTTCAAAAACAACAAGATTTATATTCACTTGTAATTACATTGAAAGAATTATTGATCCCATTCAATCTAGAACCTCAGTATTTGAAATATTACCTCCATCTAAATCAGAGGTAGCTAAACGTTGTACTACTATTTTAGATGAAGAAAAATGTAATCGTACATCTAGTGATATAGTAGAAATTGTAAATAAAACATATCCTGATATTAGAAAAACACTTAATTTATTACAATCATGTGTAGTTTATGATCCTTCAGGTACATTTTTACAATTAAATAAAGATATTGTTAATCAAAAACAATATACAGATCAAATTATTGATCTAATAAAATCTAATAATGATAAAGCATTTAATCAAATTAGACAATTAGTTGCTGATTCAAATATTAGAGATTATAATGAATTATATAGGGCCTTATTTGAAAACTTAGATTCATTCCATAATCCTGTATTGGGCACAGTTATTATAGCTGAAGCACAGTACCAATCTGTAATGGCCCCAGATAAAGAAGTAAATTTTATGGGATGCATCGCTAACTTATTAAAACCATTCTAATGCAACAACAACCGCAAGTAAATTTAGATTTAACTAAGACTACGCCTGTAGATCTTCCAAGTGGAGGAAAAATATGGCAATCTGGAGTTATTTTACGTAGAGTTTCAAAGTTTGTTACAGGAACAAGTGAAGACGGTCTTATACCTATTCCTATTTTTTATGATCCTGAAACTAATGAAATTTTAGAAGATACTGTTCCTAAAGAAATAAGAGAAGAGTATACAACAGCTAAATAATGAATATATTTGATTGGCTTAACGAAATTAGTTATAAGAAAAGTCCTTGGTCTTCCTTTTCGGAGGATGATAAAGACAATTTTAATTCTTATATGATAAATCGTTTTGTCAGTATGAAATCAAATTATATTGATTTGGTAAATTTAATTCAAAAATATACTATACCAAAATCAGTACTTTATAATTATTACTGTAAAACGATCCCTAAAAGTAGAACATTTTTTAGATATATAAAACCTAAAAAAAGTAATATAAATAAGGATTTATTAAATATTTTATCTAAACATTTACAATTAAGTAAACGTGAAATAAAAGATAATTATAACTTAATTGGGAAAGATTTTAAAATAGAACTTCTTACCAATTTAAATATTGACAATAAACAAATTAAAAAATTATTAAAATGAAAATTGAACTTTATGACATGTTAATGTCTCAAGCTATTTCTGAAAAAGATAAGGCGTTATTAACACTTAATCTATTATCAGAACATCCGGCTGGAATTGGAGATCACTCGACAGAAGACTTTTATAAAAACGCTAATGAAGCATTAGGAATGCTTGTTGACGCTGATGATAAAATCTCTATTTTACAAAAATATTTTCCAAAAAGTAAAAATGCAGTAAATGGGTGATTCTATAAAAAAATTTGAAGAAATGAAAGAAGCAGATCCTAAATGGGAGAGTACTTCTACATATAATAAACTAGACTTTAAATTTGCTACTTCAGAACCCGAAGAGGCTGTCAAAGAAACCTATCCAGAAATTTCTGAAGGTTTTATTGAATTACAAAAAGAACAACTTAATTTATTTTCTAAAAAGATGATGGATTATGGTTTAGGTAATATAGCTTTAGGAGGTAATTTAAATTCATCTGATGATAAAAATTATGCTCTACAGGGAATTCAAATTAGGTTAAATGATAAAGTAAATAGGTTAAAAAATTTATTCAAAAATGGAGAAAATTTTGTAAAAGATGAATCTGTTGAAGATACTTTTATGGATATAGCCAATTATGGAATAATAGGTTTACTTCTTCTTAAAGATAAATGGAAATAGATTATACTAAAGATAAAGTAGTTTCTTTTTCACAGTATTCTATGTATAAATCTTGTCCTTACAAGTGGTACTTACAGTACGTGAAAGGACACAAAGATGAAAAACCAAACATGCATTTTGTTTTTGGAACAGCTATGCATGAAGCATTACAATATTATCTTCAAACCATGTTTGATACCTCAGCTAAAAAAGCTGATGAATTAAAATTAAATTTATTTTTTAAAGAAAGTTTAGTTAAAGAGTATCAAAAATATAAAAAAAAGTATGGTCATTTTTCCAATCCTGAAGAATTAAATGAATTTTATATAGATGGCGTTTCTATTTTAGATTGGTTTAAAAAACATAAAAGAGGTAGAAGTTTATATTTTTCAAAACGTAAACATGAATTAAAAGGAATTGAAGTACCTCTTATTCTTCAACCCATTTCGGAACGTCCTAATATCAAGTATATGGGTTATATAGATTTAGTTATCTATGATAAAAGAAATGGAGAATACACTATTTTTGATATTAAAACTTCTACAAAAGGTTGGTCTAAATGGGAAAAAGGAAATAATGTAAAACATCAACAATTATATCTATATAAAACCTTTTATTCAAAATTATATAAAGTCCCTTTAGATAAAATAAATATAGAATTTTATATTGTTAAAAGAAAAGTATTAGATTTTGATGATGAAAATTTAAAATCTCCCCACCAAGCTTATCGTGTCCAAAATTTTAAACCTGTTGATAATAAAAAACGTTTGCGAGAAGCAAACGAAGATTTTATATCTTTTATTAAAGAATGTTATACAGCCGAAGGGAACCCAATAGATAGAGATCATGAAAAAAATATTTCAAAAGCATGTGATTGGTGTGAGTTCGGAAGAGATAGAGAACTATGCGGAGCAGGTTTGGCTCCTAGTGAAAAATTTTTTACATTAGGGTAAAGAAAAAAAATTCATATATATTTATATCCAAATAATATAATTATGAATAAAAGAGAGTTACAATTAACAAGTGTTAAGGTTCATAGAGAATTGTTCGAAGAGTTTAAAATTGAATGTGTTAAAACAAAATTTTCATTTCAAAAATTATCTGATAGAGCAATTTATCTTTACTTAACAGATGAAGAATTTAGAAAGACTATACATAATCAAACAAATTTACAATTAAATAAATAGAGTTATAAATGAAAGAAGGTTATTTACCATACACAAAAAGGAAAACAATTTTATTCCTTTGTGATGACATTAGAATGCATTCCGGAATAGCAACCATGGCTCGTGAAATAGTACTAGGTACAGCCCATAAATACAACTGGGTAAACGTTGGAGCCGCTATAAGCCACCCAGAAAAAGGGAAAAAAATAGATTTAAGTGAAGATACTTCAAATAGAGTAGGTATCCCTGATGCTAAAGTTACTTTATATCCCCAAGATGGATATGGTAACCCTGATATTATCAGAGCTATAATAAAAGTTGAAAAACCAGATGCTTTATTCTTTTTTACAGATCCTAGATATTGGGAATGGTTATTTAGAATGGAAAATGAAATCAGAACAAAAATACCAATGATTTATTTAAATATTTGGGATGATTTACCAGCACCATTATACAATGAAGTATATTATGATTCTTGTGATACTTTACTAGCTATATCTAAACAAACGGAAAATATTAATAGACTAGTATTAGGAGAAAAAGCAAAAGATAAAATTATAGCTTATGTTCCTCATGGTATAGATGAAGAAGTATTTAGACCAATGAAAGAAGGAGATAAACATGCTAAAGAATTAAAAGATACAAAACAAAGACTATTAGGAGATAAAGAATATGATCTTGTTGCTTTCTTTAATTCTAGAAATATTAGAAGAAAAAGTGTATCCGACTTACTTGTAGCTTGGAAATTATTTAAAGAAGGTCTTCCAAAGGATAAACAAAATAAAGTTGCATTAATATTACATACTGCTCCTGTAGATGATAATGGTACTGATTTATATGCCGTAAGAGATTTATTATTAGGTGAAGATCCAAATATATTATTCTCAAGTGGTAGAATTACTCCTGAATCTATGAATGTTTTATATAATTTAGCTGATGTAACAATTTTACCATCTTCTAATGAAGGATGGGGGTTAGCATTAACTGAATCAATGATGGCAGGAACTATGATAATTGCAAATACAACAGGAGGAATGCAAGATCAAATGCGTTTTGTAGATGAAAATAAAAAATGGATAGAATTTGATGAAAATTTCTGCTCTAACCATTTTGGTACTTATAAAAATCACGGTGAATGGGCAGTCCCAGTATATCCTTCAAATATAAGTGTAGTTGGTTCACCTAAAACACCTTACATCTTTGATGATAGATTAGATTTTAGAGATTTAAAAGATGCTATCCAAAAAGTTTATGATATGCCTAAAAAGGAAAGAATAAAAAGAGGTGCATCAGGTCGTGAATGGGTTACTTCTGATGAAGCTAATATGACAGCTAAAAATATGTGTAAAAACGTAATGAAATATGTTGATCAAACTTTTAAAGATTTTAAACCTAGAAAAAAATTTCAATTTAGTAAAATTGAAAAATTAGAACCTAAAACATTAACACATAAATTAATATATTAGTTATGAATAAACCTTTTGTAGTAGTTAGCTGTCCATTAGATACTTACAGCGGTTACGGAAGTAGAGCAAGAGATATAGTTAGAGCTCTAGTAAATTCTGAAAAGTATGATGTAAAAGTACTTTCACAAAGATGGGGATCAACTCCATTTGGGTTTTTAAAAGAAGACAATCCTGAAGATAAAAAATTATTAGATTGTATTCTTCCTCCACCTTTACAGAGACAACCCGATGTTTGGATCCAAATCACGGTTCCTAATGAATTCCAAAAAATAGGAAAATTTAGTATAGGAATTACTGCTGGTATTGAAACTGATGTTTGTACACACCAATTTTTAGAAGGTTGTAATAGAATGGATTTAGTTTTAGCATCTTCTAACCATACTAAAAATATATTTGAAAAAACAGTATATGATAAGAAGAATAAAGAAGGTAAAACCGAAGGTACAGTAAAACTTGAGACACCAGTAGAAGTATTATTTGAAGGAGTTGATTTGGAAAAATATTTCCATATTCCAGCAAATAAATTACCTAAAACTGAATTAGTAAAAGATTTAAGTGAAATAAAAGAACAATTTAGTTTTTTATTTGTAGGTCATTGGTTAAAAGGTGCTATAGGAGAAGATAGAAAAAATGTAGGTTTATTAATTAAAACATTTTTAGAAACTTTTAGAAATAAATCAAAACAACCTGCTTTAGTATTAAAAACTATGAGTGGCCCTGCTTGTCTTATGGATAGAGATGATGTTTTAAAGAAAATTGATGCTATACGTAAAGGAGTTACTGGTAAATTACCTAGCATTTATTTACTTCATGGAGAAGTTGATGATGAAGATATGAATCATTTATATAATCATCCTAAAATTAAAGCTATGATTAGTTTAACTAAAGGTGAAGGATTTGGTAGACCTTTACTAGAATTTACTCAAAGTAAAAAACCGGTTATAGCAACTAATTTTAGTGGTCATTTAGACTTTCTTGATAAAGAATTTGCTAGTCTTATCCCAGGTGAATTAAAACCGGTTCATGAATCTGCTATTCAAGAAGGTTTAATAATAAAAGAAAGTAAATGGTTTGCTCCTGATATTGATTTTATTCAATTATTATTAAAAGATTATTTTGGTAGTTATAAAGCTTATGAAGTAAAAGGAAAACAATTAGGATATAGGTGTAAAACTAAATTTTCATTTGAAAAAATGAGCGAAGAACTAATTAGTATAATAGATAAAAATGCACCTAAAAAAGTAGAAATTAAATTACCTAACATTAAAAAAATATCATTACCTAAAAAGTCATGAAACAACCCAAAGATAATTTAGAAATATGTCCCCGAACGGATTGTTGTGGGAGTGATGCATGTTATGTTACTGAATTAAGCCCAAAAATTAAAAATTATTTTTGTTTTGGATGCGGTTTTACAACTAATGATTTAATGATTCATGGTGAGTTTGATTTTGAAAAATATGAAGAAACACTTCCTGAAATTTATAAAGCTCTTAAAGTAGGAGATGAAACAGGAAGAGTATGGTATCCCACCTCTATCAATATCCCAGAAAAGGGAACTGTTTTTGTTAATGGAAAAAGTTGGAGAAATTGGGCTTGGGCAGGAGTTAAAGTTACAGAAGTATTAGAAGAAGAAAAGGAAAAATTTAAAATTCCTGGAAAAGAAAATGAATACTATAAATTTAAAACTGATATGAAATCTTTACATGAATTTGATCAATCTGATTTTATGGATGCATTAGAATATATTGGTTTTTTTGAATAAAAATTATGGGAATAAGTTTTGCTATTACAGCTTATAATGAGCACGAAGAATTAAATAGGTTATTAAGTCAAATAATTAAAATTTTAAAACCTGAAGATGAAATTGTTATCCAATTGGATAGTAAAGCAACTATAGAAGTAATTTCTTTAGTTGATGAATTTTTAGTAAAAAATAAAAAAGAATATAATATTAAAAGATGTATTTTTGATTTAAATAAAGATTTTGCATCTTTTAAAAATAATCTAAAATCTTATTGTGCTAAAGATTGGATATTTCAAATTGATGCTGATGAAACTTTAAGTGAAACGTTTGCTAGAGTAATTCATGAAGTATTAGAAAATAATGAAAATGTAGATTTAATTGCTATACCTAGAGTTAATATCGTTAAAGGTTTAGAACAAAAAGATGTTATTGAATGGAGATGGCAACTAAATGAACAAGGTTGGGTAAATTGGCCCGATAATCAGCATAGAATATTTAGAAATAAACCGGAAATAAAATGGGTTAACAAAGTCCATGAACAAATAGTTGGGTGGACTACCTACGCTGAATTACCAGCAGATGATGATTCTTATGCTTTATATCATATAAAGGATATAGATAGACAAAGACAACAAAATTTATTTTATTCAACAATATGAAATTACTAGTTACAGGAGGTCAGGGAATGGTAGGTAGCGCCGTAGAAGGTAAAAATGATGAAATTATACATTTGTCTAGAGATAATTGTAATTTATTAAATAAAAAACAAACACATAGGCTTTTTTCTCAACTTAAACCTGATGGGGTTATACACTGCGCAGGTAAAGTAGGAGGTATAGGAGGAAATTCTAATTTTAAAGGTGAATACTTTTATAATAATTTACTTATTAATACTAATGTAATAGAGGCATCTAGATTAGCAGGTGTAAAACGTTTAGTAGCATATTTATCTACTTGTGTATTTCCCGATAATGTAACTTATCCACTAACCATAGATCAAATTCATACAGGTGAACCTCATAGTTCAAACTATCCTTATGCTTATGCCAAAAGAATGGCTGATGTTCAAATTCGAGCTTATAGAGAACAATATGGTTTAAATTATACATCAATAATTCCATCTAACATTTATGGTCCAAATGATAACTTTAATTTAGATCATGGTCATGTAATGCCTATGTTAATTCATAAATTATACCTGGCTAAGAAAAATAATACAGATTTTACTGTATGGGGTAGTGGGAAACCATTAAGAGAATTTATATATTCCAAAGATATAGCTAAAATATCTAAATGGATTTTAGAAAATTATGAAGGTACAGATCCATTAATAATAAGTGGAGATGAAGAAGTTAGTATTAAAGATTTAGTTGATTTATTAGTCCAAGAATTTAATTTTAAAGGTAATGTAATATTTGATTCTACAAAACCAGACGGACAGTATAAAAAACCATCAGATAATTCTAAAATTAAAGAATTACTTCCAAATTTTGAATATACTCCTTTTGAAAAAGGTATTAAAGAAACAGTTAATTGGTTTATAGAAAATTATGAAAACGCTCGAAAATAAAGTTGCTTTAATTACTGGTATAAATGGTCAAGATGGATCTTATTTAGCTGAATTTTTATTAGAAAAAGGATATGAAGTATGGGGAACCATTAAACGTAATTCTGTTGCTGAAAATCAAACTTCTCGTTTAGATGAAATATACCCTCAATTATTAGGTAAATTACAATACGCCGATTTAACTGATTTATCTTCTTTAATATCAGTTATACAACAAAGTAAACCAAGTGAAATTTATAATTTAGCTGCCCAATCACATGTTAGAATTTCATTTGATCAACCAATATACACAGCACAAGCTACAGGTATAGGAACTCTTAATTTACTTGAAGCAATAAGATTAACAAATCCTAAAATAAAATTATATCAGGCATCAAGTAGTGAAATGTTTGGTAATAATGTTGATGAAGATGGTTATCAAAGAGAAACTACACCTTTATCCCCAGTATCTCCTTATGGTTGCGCAAAAGTATATTCTTATAATATATGTAATAATTATAAAAATTCATATAATTTATTTATTTCAAATGGTATACTTTTTAACCATGAATCCCCAAGACGTGGAACTAATTTTGTTACAAATAAAGTAGTAAAAGGAGCTGTACAAATTAAAAAAGGATTAAAAAAAGATTTAGTATTAGGTAATTTAGATGCTACTCGTGATTGGGGGCATGCTAAAGATTATGTTAAAGCAATGTGGTTAATATTGCAACAAGATAAACCTAATAATTTTGTATGTTCTACTGGTGTATCACATTCAGTTAAAGATTTAGTTAAATATACTTTTAATAAATTAGATTTAAATTGGAAAGAGTATATTAAAACAGATCCGAAATTTTTACGTCCTGAAGAATTAAGAGATTTAAAAGGAGATTCAACTAAGTTAAGAAAATTAGGTTGGAAACCTGAATATACATTTGAAACAATGATTGATGAAATGATAGAATATTGGATGGAAATATTATGAAATTAAAAATAAAACATTTTGATGCTTCTGTATTTGAAGCGAAAATGGAACATCTTAAAGATATAAATTTTACTTTATTTGTAGATGATTATCCTTCAAATGAAGAAGATTTATCTGAAATAAACATTTTAGTATTGCAAGAACCTGATGAATATTTTGGTTTACATAATTGGGCTATTGAAAATAGTCACTATTTTTCTTTTATATTAACTTGGGATGATAAAGTATTAAATAACACTGATAATTCAACTTTTTTACCTTTTGGTCATACTTGGTTTAAACCAAATGATTATCAATTTAAAACTCATAAAGAATTTAAAATTTCTCATTTAGCGGGAAAATTAAATAAAACATATGGTCATGGTTTAAGACATGAATTATTAACTAGAGAAAAAGAAATAAATAGAGTAGAAAAAAATTTTTATCACACATATGGAAATAGACACGATATTGATGATGCTAGAAAAGGCAAAATGGATGTATTTGGAAAAAGTATGTTTGCCGTCGCAATTGAAAACACAAATCATAGAGGGTATTTTACAGAAAAAATCTTAGATTTATTTTTATTAAGATCAATTCCAATTTATTGGGGTTGTTCTAATATAGGAGATTTTTTTAATTTAGATGGAATAATACAAGTAAATAATGTAGATGACATCATATACCAGTCTAATAAATTAAATAGAGCTTTTTATATGGAAAAAAAAGATTCTATAGAAGATAATTGGAAACGTGCTTTAGAGTTCGTAGATTACGAGCAAAATATAGTTAATGAAATAACTAGTATTTTTAAACACAATGGGATATTGGCCGTATAAAAAATTATTTGAAGAATTTAGACCTAATGATTGTGATATTTTTGTTGAAACTGGAACATATAAAGGAGATTCTGTACAAGATGCACTTGATTTAGGATTTAAAGTTGTTATCTCAGTAGAAAAAAATAAAACATTTTATCAAGAATGTTTTAAAAGATTTAATGAATTAGATATATGGGGATACAGACCAACTCAAGATCCTAATTTATATCTGTTCCATGGTGATTCATCAGAATTAATGCCAAACTTACTTGAAAAAGTAAATGGTAAAGCTTTATTCTGGTTAGATGCCCATGAAAATGGAGAAGTAATACCTACTATAAATGAAATAGATTATATATTAAAAGATAAAAGAAATGATCATACTATTATAATAGACGATATGGATTTAGTAGAATATTCAATCTCATTAAATGATTTAAAATCAAAATTTTTAGAAAAAAATTCCGATTATAAATTTAAAAATATGAAAGTATCAACAGCACAACAATTAATAATATACACATGAGAAAAAAAGTTTGGTATGCTCCCCATAAATTTGAATCTTATGGAGAGGAAGAAATACAAGCAGTAGAAAAAGCATTAAGAGATGGCTGGTTAGCTGGCTTTGGTCCTTATACTAAAGAATTTGAATATGAAATATCCAAAGAATTTGGCAAAAAACATGGTGTATTTGTCAATTCAGGTTCATCAGCATGTTTATTAGCTTTGGCATCTTTAGATCTTGAAAAAGGAATGGAAGTAATTACTCCTGCTTTAACTTTTTCTACAACATTAGCACCTATAATACAATTAGGATATGTTCCTAAATTTGTTGATTCTGAATTAACTACTTATGTTCCTAGTGTAGAAGCTATTTGTGATGCTATTACAAGAAGAACTAGAGCTATTATGATACCTAATTTAATAGGTAATAAAATGGATTTCAGCACTTTAAGAAATGAATTAATGAGAAGAAGTTTAGAACATATACCGGTAATAGAAGATTCAGCAGATACTATTACATATACAGAAGATACGGATGTCTCAACAACCAGTTTCTATGCTTCTCATGTTATAACTGCAGGTGGAATGGGTGGTATGGTAATGTTCAATAAAAAAGAACATATGGAAAGAGCATTAATGTTTCGTGATTGGGGTCGTATAGGGGACAATAGCGAAAATATGGATGAAAGATTTGCTCATGATGTAGATGGATTACCTTATGATTATAAATTTTTATATGGTGTTTTAGGATATAATATGAAATGTGCCGAAGCAAATGCTGCATTTGGATTAGTACAATTAGAAAAATTTCAAACATTTAAAGATATAAGACGTGCTAATATAGAGCGTTATTTAGAAAATCTAAAAGGTATAGAAGAAATACTTCTACCAGATGATAGTATTGAACCAAATTGGTTAGCTATACCTTTACAAACTGAAAATAGATTAGAACTATTACGTTTTTTAGAGGATAATAATATACAAACAAGAGTTACTTTTGCTGGTAATGTTACTCGCCACCCAGTTTATAGAAAGTATTTACAAGATTTTGAAGTAGCAGATACAGTAATGAAAAATGGATTTTTATTAGGAGCTCATCATGGAATGAATTTAGATGATGTCGATTATGTTTGCGATAAAATAAAAGAATTTTTTAATGAAAAAAGAAAATAAAATAGTTTATGTAACTGGTTGTCTAGGTTTTATAGGTTCTTATGTAACAAGAGCTTGTTTAAATAAAGGGTGGTATGTACGAGGAATTGATAAAATTACTTATGCTTCTAATTCAAATCTTTTAGAAGAATTTGAATCATGGGATACTTTTACCTTTGAACAAACTGATATTAATGATTTAGAATTTTTATATGAATGTGATTATGTTATTAATACCGCAGCTGAAACCCATGTAGGTAATTCAATAGTTAAAAGTGAAGAATTTATGCACTCAAATATAAATGGAGTTCATAATTTATTAGAATTAATTAAAAACTATAGAGCTGAAGGTAAAAATAGTCCAATACTTTTACATTTTTCTACAGATGAAGTATATGGAGACATTACAGATGGAGAACATATTGAAACTGACATTTTAAAACCATCAAATCCTTACTCTTCAACTAAAGCTGCTGCTGATCAATTAATATTAGGGTGGGCTAGAACCTATGGTATAAAATACGTAATAGTAAGACCAACTAACAATTATGGAATAGGTCAGTATGTAGAAAAATTAATCCCAAAAACAGTAAAATACCTTGGATTAGGTAAAAAAATTCCATTGCATAATCATGGATTACCTATTCGTAATTGGTTACATGTTGAAGATACAGCTGAAGCAGTAATTAATATTATAGATTCAAATGTAGAAAATGAAATTTATAATATATGCGGGGGATACGAACAACCTAATTTATATATAGTTAATAGTATTCTTCACAAATATATTAATACTACTAATCTAGATGATAATTCAGTAACTAATTATTTAGATTTTTCATATTCCAGACAAGGACAAGATATAAGATATGCTTTAAATGATGATAAATTAAAAAAATTAGGATGGAAACCTAAAAAAGAATTTGAACAAGAATTACAAAAAATTGTAGATTATTATAAAAATACCTTTATATGGTAAAAGTTAGTGATTTAATAGCTCATTTTTTACAAGAAAAAGAAATTGAGGTTGTTTTCGGAATTATAGGTTCCGCAAATTCTCATATTTTTGATTCTATTAATACTTTAGGTTATACTAAAATAATTAATGTACATCATGAACAAGCCGCTGTAATGGCTATGGGTGCTTATTATAGAACATCTGGAAAATTATCTGCTACTTTAGTTACAGCAGGGGGAGGAGCTGCTAATTCAATTACAGGTATAGTAAGTAATTGGGCTGATTCTATCCCAGGTATAATAATATCTGGAAATGAATCATCATTTTACATAAAAAATCAAGAACATTTAAGAATGTATGGTACTCAAGGATTTAATGTTTCTAAAATGGTTAGTGATATAACCAAATATTCTCATTGTTTACTTGATGAAAAAGATATTCAAGATGAATTAGAAAGGTGTTATGATATAACAAATCGAGGTAGAAAAGGTCCGGTTTTATTAGATGTTCCATTTGATATTCAAGCTAAAAAAGTAACTCCTAGAAAATGGTCTTCTGATCCTATTTCTAAAACAATTTCATTTGGATTAAAAACAGAAGATTATATAATTGAAGCAATTAATAAAGCTAAAAGACCATTAATATTAGGTGGCCATGGAATCAGACTATCAGGTTCGAAATGGAAATTTATGGACTTTATAAATAAAACAGGTATACCAACTACTTTATCTTGGTCAGGTATTGATTTATTAAATAGTGATCATCCTAATTTTTATGGAAGGTTTGGTTTATATGGACAACGTGCTTCAAATTTTATAGTTCAAAATTGTGATTTACTAATTGTATTAGGTAGCAGATTAGCTTTACCTCAAACCGGTTATAATTTTGATGAATTTGTTAGAGAAGGTAAGATTATAATTATTGATATTGATACTCCTCAATTTCCTATAGATAAAATTGAAAAATTCTTTAAAGCTGATTGTGGTGATATATTAGATGTACTTTTATCAAATGTTAAATCGATTAATCCTATAAGATCCAATTGGACAGAATATTGTAATCTTATAAGAAAAATATATCCTTGGATTGATAAAGAACATGATCATACAGATACTTATCTTAATTCATATCAATTTATGGATAAACTATCAAATCATTTAAAAGATGATCATGTTATAGTAACTGATATGGGAACAGCTTTATTAAGTGGCCACCAGTCTATTAGATTAAAGAAAAATCAAACAATGTTTACTTCATTAGGATTAGGTGAAATGGGATATGGAGTTGCTGGTGCCTTAGGTGCTGCTGCTGCTTGTCCTACTAAAGATATTTTATGTTTAAATTGTGATGGGGGTATAATGATGAATTTGCAAGAATTACACACTATAATTGAAAATGGATTTAATGTAAAAGTTGTAATATTCAATAATGATGGTTATTTAATGATCAAACATACACAAAAAATGTTATTTAAAGGTAATCATGTTAGTGTAGATAAAGATACAGGTGTTGGTTTACCTGATTTTAGTAAATTATTACCTGCTTTTGGTTATGATTATTTTGAATTAAAAGAATGGGATAATACAGATGAAATACTAGATAAATTTTTAAACCACCCTACCTCAGCAGTACTAGAAGTTTACATGGATCCAGAACAAGGGTTTTTACCTAAAGTTAAAGGTGTATTAAAAGAAGATAATACTATATTGGCACCCCCAATTGAAGAAATGTCTCCATTAATATCTCAAGAAAAACTAAAAACAAGTATGTTAGTAAACTTAAGTGAAAAATCAAATCAAATAAAAAGATGATAAAAGCAGGTATTATAGGTACAGGTAATATTGGTACGGATTTATTGTTAAAATTAATAAAAACAGATTTTATAGAACCTATTATTTTTGCTGGTAGGAGAATGGATTCTAATGGTATTAAACTGGCACAAGAAAAAGGAATAAATGTTACTGATCAAGGTATTCAATTCTTTTTAGAAAATCCTAATTATTGTAACTTAATATATGATTGTACAAATGCTATTGATGCTAAAAAACATGCTAAAGTATTTGAAGATCAAGGTATAAAAGTAATAGATTTAACACCTGCTAAAGTAGGAGATTTATGTGTACCAACTATCAACCCCGAAAGTATAAAAACAAAAGGTAATGTTAATATGATTACTTGTGGAGGACAAGCTTCTACTCCTTTATTAAATATTATTTCTAAACATTGTGATTTAGAATATATTGAAGTAGTATCTCAAATAGCATCTGATAGTGCTGGTATGGCTACTAGATTAAATATTGATAATTACATCCATACCAC